ACAAGTACCCAATCCGTATTCACTACACCCGTTAAGGAAAACCAATGACTAGCAAATTCTCCTCTACTAGCGTAGCCACTACGCTGCAAAATGCTATCACCACAGTTGGTGCTACTAGTATGGTGGTATCAACAGGAACAGGTACTGCCCTAATGGGTGGTGTCACCCTGGCCTCTGGCAACGTAGATGTCTTTACAGTTGCTATTGACGTTGACACCATTAACGAAGAGGTTGTCTTCATCACCAACCAAACAAGCGATACAATGACTATTGTGCGTGGGCAAGCTGGTACCTCAGCAGTAACACATACTGCAGGTGCAAGCGTGAAGCACGTACTTACATCCTATGATTTAACCAATTTTGAAGATGGGCTAACTGGCAGTTCCGGTGGAACTGTTAGCAGCCTACTTCTAATGGGCGGTTAACCAAACACTACAGTAAAGGAAAAAAATAAATGGCAACAAATTACAAGGTGCTAGGGCAATCGAACCCAGCGGCAACCACAGCAACAACACTCTACACAGTGCCTGCTGCTACACAAGCAATCGTATCTACAGTTACAGTCTGTAATCAGACAGCTACTGCTGGTACATACCGTATTGCAGTCCGTGTAGCAGGTGCAGCCTTGGCTGCAGCACAGTACTTAGCTTACGATGTATCACTACCTGGTAACGCTTCAGATACCTTAACTCTTGGTATCACTCTAGGAGCTACAGATGTGATTACTGTTTACTCCTCAGCAGCAACATTCTCATTCAACGCTTTCGGAAGCGAACTATCCTAATATGACTATCTCACGTATACCTTCGGTTGAAGGTGGTATTCAACCTACGCTTCTTACAGCTAAGGGCGACCTTATCAGCGCAACGGCTGCATCTACTGTAGCTCGTCTAGCAGTCGGATCTAATGACCAAATACTTGTGGCGGATAGTTCCACTGCAACAGGCTTGAAATGGGCTACTGCCGCAGCAGGTGGCAAAGTCTTGCAGGTTGTTAATGCAACGACAAGCACTCTTAAAACTACTTCTTCATCAACCTATGCAGATTCTAATTTAACTGCCACAATCACACCATCTTCAGCAACGAGTAAAGTGTTAGTATTTGTTTCACAAAATGGATTAGGCAAAAGTGCTGCAAACGCTGGTTCATTTGGAGCATTACGACTAATGCGTGGCGCAACAGAATTGTTCTATTTCGAAGGTCAATTTGCTTACACAAACACGGCAATCGATAACAATGTTGGTTCTTCAACAACAACTTATTTAGATTCTCCAGGAACTACTTCAGCGACTACCTACAAAACACAAATTAGAAATGTTGCAAATGCTGGTGTGATACTGGCGCAAGGTGATAGTTCTACTTCAACAATTACTCTTATGGAAATAGGTGCATAATGGCAAAGGCATACCAAGTTTTAGAAATGCTTATTCCGCAAGGCGGCTGGGCTATGACTGGTGATGAATACGAAGGCATTGAGTGGTTTGAGTGTCAGCCAATTACTAAAGCACAATTTGAGGCTGGCTTTGCTCAATATGATTCTTGGAAGGCTGAGCAAGATTCTAAGGCAGCAGCCGACAAGGCAGCGTTACTGGCCAAACTAGGCATTACTGCCGATGAAGCAAAGTTACTGCTTTCATAGTGGAACACTTGACTAAGATTAACACGACACAGAAAGAAGGAAACTAATGGCTACAGGTCGCGTACCTACAACGGCGAACTCGCCCTTAACAGCAAAGGGTGATCTATTCGGTTACTCCACAGCACCAGCAAGGTTGGCTGTCGGCAACAACGGTGAAAGCCTCGTAGCAGATAGTGCCGCCACAACAGGCTTGCGATATAGCGCAACACCAAGCGCAAGTAATCCAGTCTTAAACTCAGCATTTCAAGTATTTCAGCGTGGAACTAGCACGGCAATTGCTGCAAGCACTATGACCTATGTAGCAGACCGATGGAATACAAATATTCCAAACACTGGAATAACGATGTCACAACAAGTAACTGGTGACACTACTAATCTTCCATCTATTCAATACTGCTTACGTATGCAACGACTTAATGGACAAACTGGAACAGGACTGGTGCAACTAGCGCAAAGTTTTGAATCAATAAACTCAATTCCTTTTGCTGGAAAAACTGTAACTGTGTCTTATTATGCTCGCAAAGGTGCAAACTATTCACAGACAAGCAGCCAATTAGGTTTTAGTTTTTATCAAGGAACAGGCACAGACCAAAATCTTTTGCAAAGTTATACTGGTGCAACTGTTGCTTTTTCTGGATTATCAACTCTTACAACTACTTGGCAGCGTTTTTCTTATACTGGAAGTGTTTCTGCCAGCGCAACTGAAATTGCGCTTTATTTTAACTGGGGGCCAGCGGGTACGGCAGGGGCAGCAGATTATGCAGATGTGACTGGTGTGCAAATAGATATTGGCAGCGTGGCATTACCTTTTAGAACTTATGCCGCTACTATCCAAGGAGAATTAGCCGCTTGCCAGCGTTACTACCAACGCAAAACTTCGGTAGGTAATGCAACACTATTTGGTATGGGTCAAGCCTCAAGCACTACTCAAGCCTATTATTCAATTCCAATACCTGTATCATTTAGAGTAGCACCGTCTGTAGCACACAGTAGTGCTGCTGGTTGGACTTCAAGTACAGGTGGTGCTGGTGGAACAATTGCTGCTTTCCAAATGAGTGCTGATTCAGTTAGTTTACAAATCTCTGGCGGTGCTGGATTAGTTGCTGGAAATGCAAGTGCGTTAGTTGGAACTTCAGGAAGTGCCTACCTTGAACTAAGTGCGGAGTTATAAAATGACTACATATGAAATCAGAAAAGACGAAGCAGGCAACGACCTACTTTTTAAGATTGAAGAAAACGGTAAAGAGTGGTCAGTACCAATGGACCCAGCCAACTCTGACTATCAACGCTATCTAAATCCTGAGGCGGAACACTTCACACCGAACGTGTAGCTTTAGTGCTATGGTCTATCTATGGAACTTATACCCTTAGAGCAGATCAAAGAGCAGCTTCACAATAGGTACAAGACCAGTGGGTTCTCTGAGCAACTGTTCAAGAACGACTGGCGCTTGATTCTGAGCTTGGGTTCACACCCTGCTGAGGCCACCTATGAGCAGGTCGAGAAGGTCATCCTACGGGTAACTAAGCAGTCCACCAGGGCTACCTATGTAGCACGCTACAGGAGCCTCTACAAGGCTCTTAATAAGATGAACCTAGTCAATGGCAACAACCCAGCAGATGAACTGCCACAGGTCAAGCCAGGGCGCGGTGTACCTAAGCCCGTTACTAAGGCTGAGTATGCCAAGCTGTTAGCAGAGGCGAAGCCTCTCTACCACGACTGGTTTGTACTAGGTGGAATGGTTGGCCTTCGGGCTATGGAAGCTGCCAAGATTAAAGGCTCAGACCTAATAGAGCACGATGAAGGCTACAGCCTACGGGTGCAGGGCAAGGGTGGGACTGACCTAATAGTCCCAATAGCACCCAAGGTAGCTGAGATGATTATGTCCTATAAGACATTAGACAGGCTATGGCAGGTCACTGCTAACAAGTTCTCAGCAAGGGCAGCCAAAGAAATGCGTCGCATCTTAGGTCCTGATGCTAAGCATTTTCATAGTCTTCGCCACTACTTCGCAACCACAATGCTTGAGAAATCAGGCGGTGATTTGATTGCAGTTAAAGAACTTATGCGCCACACAAGTGTGGCTACAACCCAGATTTATACCCAGTTAGCACAAGGTCGAACTAGATCGTTAGTCAACCTTTTAGAATAAGGAGAATAGATGCCATACGGCGATGATATTACCGAGGGAATACCGTATGTACTATCCAATCCTTCTGGCTCTGCCACTTATGCAGCTACCGGCGAAGCCTACGATGTCGCTGTTGCTGGTTTACCGTTCTTTCTTTTTAACTCTGATGATGCACCATATCGCCGTGTAACGGCTCAGTATCGTAAGCAACAGATTGACCAGACACGTGAGGCTGGAGAACAGACCCTGACTGGTTGGTGGCTACGAAGCCAATCATCCTTTCACCTTGGCGCTGGTATTAAGTTCTTTGAACCACAGCAAGAAGAGTCGCTACGCTTCCAGTACACAGAGTCTAAAGGCTTAGATGTCTTTACTAGAGGCCAGGCTACCCTGCTCAATGACACAGCCAGCTTCTATGCTGGTGCTGCACCTGCTCAGTTAATTGGTGTCAATGATGGCACCAATGACTGCATCTTTGTCACAGATGGCACAGCGCTCAAGAAGATTACAACTGGTGGCACAGTAACACCTATCACCCAAGCAGGAACAGCATCGACTATCTTTAGCCTTACAACTGATGGTTCTAACTATTACTTTATCAATGGCACTAGAGTCCACAAAGGTTCAGTTGGTGCATCTCCAGCAGATGCTGAGATTTATACAGCAGCATCTACTACTAGAGCCACTATCCGCTATGTTAAACAGCGTCTTATCTTGGCTAAAGAAAACGTATTATATGAACTTGACCCTAATGCTACTGCTTCTGCTGCCCTACCTACTGCTTTATTTACTCATCCTAATGCTAGTTGGGTATGGTCTAGTATCTCTGAAGGACCACAGGCTATCTATGTATCAGGTTATGATCCAAACGGTACATCATCATCTGTCTTTAAGATTGCCTTAGATGCTACAACTCCTAACACTTTAGGTTTTCCTACACTAGAAACACCTACAGTTATTATTGATATGCCACAAGGTGAGCGCATCAATGATTTTGATGTATACCTTGGTGCCTATGCAATCCTTGCAACTAGCCTAGGTTTTAGAGTAGGTATCTCTGATGCAACTGGAGATATCCAGTATGGGCCATTGCTCTTTAGAGATGCACCCTGCAACGCTATTGCTTTTAGAGATAGCTATGCCTACATTGCAACCCTTGTAGATGGTACGGCAGGGCTAGTTCGCGTGGATTTATCTACTACTGTTCTAACAAATAGCCTTTTCTTTCCTTGGGCTTGGGACCTTATAGCAACTGGTACTACTACCACTGCATCCCAGGTTGCCTTCTTTGGCAACTCAGATAGAGCTGCCTTTACCAATGGTAATAATACCTGGGCTGAATCAACCACCAGCCTAGTAGCAAGTGGTTACTTGCGTACTGGTTACATCCGCTACAACACGTTAGAGACAAAGATATTTAAGTTAATGCAGGCTCGTGTAGATACCACCGATGGCGGTGTCTTAATCCAATCCGTTGATTCATTAGATAACTTCTTTACTATCGGTAACTTTTCACAAGGCTCTGCAGTGCCTCAAATCAATATCAGTTATCCACAAACTGCCCAAGAATATCTTGGATTCCAATTTACTCTATCTCGCTCAACAACTGATGTGACTAAGGGACCACTCTTTACTGGTTATCAGATACGTTCCCTGCCTGCAACACCACGCCAAAGACTTATCCAGTATCCACTCTCTTGCTTTGACCACGAGACAGACCACTTCGGAGTAGAGGTTGGCTTTGAAGGCGCAGCCTATGATCGTATGTCACAACTAGAGTTAATAGAAAATGCTGGAGACACCATCCAGATTCAAGACTTTAGAACTGGTGAGTCATACCTTGGCATTATTGAAGAAATGGATTTTAGAAATAACACACCATCAGATAAACGATTCACCGGTTTTGGTGGGTTACTACTAGTCACAATCAGGACGGTATAATGCAAGCACAAGACTACGCAACAGTAGTTGTTGCAGTAATGACAATCATCGGTGGCTTTGCTGGCGCAGTGCGCTGGATGGTTAAGCATTACCTTAATGAACTCAAGCCTAATGGTGGGTCAAGTGTTAAAGATTCGGTAAACAGATTGGAGCGACAAGTTGAAGAGATTTATCGCATTCTTCTTGCTCGCAATAACTCTTAGCGGTTGCGGTTACCAAGGCTGGGTTAGGTATCCCTGCCAAGAGTTTAAGAACTGGGAAAAGCCTGAGTGCAATCCCCCACAATGTATTCCTACTGGTACCTGTACCAAAGACACTTTGCCTGGAGTATTAGATGAACCAAAGAAGTAAGTTAAGTCCAGAAGACTTACACGCAAGACTGATTGTAACTATCGGAATCATACTAGCCATTGTGTTTGCTGGTTCTGTCTTTGCGTTGCTCTATGCGCTGCTATTTATCACACAACCATTAGGAGATCAGGCACCCAACGATGCTGCATTTATTGATCTTGTTAGTACCTTGTGTGTGTTTCTTACTGGTTCTCTTGCTGGAGTACTTGCAGGAAATGGATTGAAGTCTAAGCCAAAGGAAAAGAAAGATGGAGAATAATGAAACCTGTTGCCAAGAAAGCCACACCTGCAGCTATTGCTGTCCTTCGACAAGCCACAGCAATCAAGCCATCTCGCAAGAAAGCCTCGGATGGTCTACTGCCATCAGCAGCACACATCAAACAGAGTCCAACATCTGACCACAACACAGGGTATGCAGTTGATTTAACTCACGACCCCGAAAGTGGGGTTGACTGTAGTGACATATTTGAAAAACTTAAAGAAGACAAACGAGTTAAGTACCTTATTTTCAACAAGAAGATTTGGTCGAAGGACAAGGCTCGCCTTGGAAATCGCCCTTATACTGGTAGCAACCCGCACACAAAACACTTACACATTTCTATTAACGATGGTTGTGGTGACGATACTAGTCCTTGGTTCTGGTGGATGAACCAGCCAAAGGTTGTTAATCAAATCATTGCCAATGTAAAACCAGTGCCTGTTAAGAAGGCATATAAGACCGAAGTTTGTACCTGTTGCAAAATGCACGGTACAAAATCCTAACCCCCCCTAGGAGGATACAATGGAACAGTTCAAACAAATCGCACTCACTTGGTTTCGTGCTGCAGCAGCTTCTGCTATCGCACTTTACCTTGCAGGTGAGACAGACCTCAAGACACTAGCAATGGCAGCAGTAGCTGGCTTTGCTGGTCCAGTACTCAAGTGGCTAGATGCTTCATCTACAGAGTTTGGTCGTGGGTCTAAGTAACCCATCAGCGCGAGGCAAACTAAGAGGCTCACCCCGAAAGGGGTGGGCTTCTTTTTTTATGCCTAAAATATGCCAGAGTTACTATCCCCTGATAGGTGGGTCTTTAGCCGGTGGCAGTTAGCGCACAAGGTCTGCAAGTTAGCAGGGTCATTATTAAAACGGTCACCGTCTATGTGATCTACATCTAGCTGAGAGATGTGTTCTGGTATGAACCCACATCCTTGACATTCTGTGCCTTTATGTCTAGCGTATGGATAGACGGTGTTGTTGTAGTTAATCTTCCATACAGTACGGCATCTATATCTACCAGCCAATGGTCTGGTTTTATCTCGTAGCTTCATCTTGGTAGGACCACAAACAGAGCACGTGGCAGTGCGATCTTCTTCGTTATGGTTACTGAGTTTGTGCTGCATCTTTATCTACTGGACAAGGGACAATTACTAGATTGCCACAATTAACACAGGTTGCATCTAAGAAGTACCAGACCAGTTCATAATCTTCAAAGCTGGCTAAGACGTTAAAGACCTGACACCCACAAGTACATACGTGGATGGGTCCTAACTGTCTTAAATCGGCCCCGAAAGGCTCAGGAAGGGCATACCTACGCCATCTAAACGATGGCAGGGTTGGTAGACGGAACCGTAGGGTTACTGTACGGTTACTGTCGGTGCGCCCCTTAAGGGCGCCTGCCCGTTTAATTCGCCTCACGGCTCATATTGTAGCGCCCAGTAGGGTGTCGCCTAGTAGCGACACGCCGTTGACTGGTAGGCTCTCTAGTATGACAACTATCGCGGCGCTTGAAGGTATTGATTACGCGGTTCTAGTAGCTGACTCACAGATTACAGAGGACAACTTAGTAACTCTAGCCACCAGCACGCCAAAGATAGTTGAGGTGGGTAAGTATCTTATTGGTTTATCAGGTGATACTAGGCCAGGCGATATTCTTTCCTACAACTGGAAGCCACCACTGTATAAAGGTGAAGAGCCGGCGCAGTTTATGGGAAAGAAAGTTATACCCAGTATTATCCAAGCATTTGCTGACAACAACTACGACTACAACAAGGTGGACAAAGATGATGGCTTCGATTATCTCATTGCTTTTAACGGTAATATCTTTCGTATTGCTTGTGATCTCTCTTTTTTCCAAGCAAATCACGGAGCGTATGGCATTGGTTCTGGGGGCCAGCTTGCTCTTGGCTACCTGTATTCAATTGTCAAACCTGATATGGACCTAGCCTATTCAAAGAGACACGCCCGTAGAGCCGTAGAGATTGCTTCGGTGCTTGACGCTAACACTAACAAGCCCTTACAGTTGGTGGTACAAGAACGGTTCTAGGAGGAGCTATGGAAGATCAAGTTAAATACATTCATATGACAGAAGAGTACGCTGCACAGTATTGGCATCAACAAGGTTGGTTAGCGTGCAGACTGGCTTACAAGTTATACAATGATGCACAAGATGCTGGAGCGTTTAGAGTATGAGCGCAGAGTTACGCAAGCAAATCTCTAATGAGATTGAAGAAAAGCGTAAGCCTTATTTAGACTTAGCAAAAGATAAAGAGTCTGAGGACTATCAGTTTTATTTAGGTATCTGTAATGGTATGAACTTTGCAAAGGTGATAGTGGAGAATCCTAAATGACAACATTTCTTATTGGTCTAATGGTTGGAATGTTAATTGCCAGAGCATTTGATTTATGGGTAGATTGGAAGTACAAGAAGTGAGCGTTACTGATCCTAAAGAACTATTACTTACTGCGCTACGTGCAGGAGATGCAAAGCGTTCACGTTCTACACAAGTACAGATTGGTCCATCAGAGGTAGGTGGTTGCCGACGTAAGGTTTGGTATCGCCTTAATGACCAACCTGAAACTAACGATAACGAATTAAAACTTGCAGCGATTATGGGTACTGCTATTCACGCAGAAATTGAAAGAGCATTGGCTGATAATCCAGATGTATTAGTAGAAGTTGAAGCTGAATACAATGGAATGAAAGCACACATTGACTGCTTTGTACCTGGTACTGGTGATGTCATTGACTGGAAGACAAGTAAGGTCCGGAACCTTACTTACTTTCCATCAAAACAACAACGGTGGCAGGTACAACTTTACGGCTACCTCCTAGCTAAAAACGGCTATGCGGTCAACCGAGTGTCACTGGTAGCAATTGCCAGGGACGGGGACGAAAGAGATGTCAAGGTTCACACCGAAGACTACAATGAGTCCATTGCACTAGAGGCACTCGGTTGGCTAGCGGCTGTTAAAGAAGCAGCAGAGGCACCAGCACCAGAGAAGGATGCAAGTTACTGTCAGTTCTATTGCAAGTTCTATGACGCAAGTGGGCAGATGGGATGCGTTGGTCTAAAAAAAGAACGTACACCAGTGACTGATGTAGTCATTGCAGATCCTGATATTGACAGGAATGCACTGATGTATTTACAGTTAGCATTACAGATTAAAGAGCTAGAGAAAGAACAAGATTCTTTGAAGGCATCCTTCGAAGGATTACTAGGAGTTACTAACTCTGGTATCGAAGTAAGTTGGAGCACTGTTAGAGGGCGCGAGACTGTTGATAGTGAAGAAGTAGAAAAACTTTTAGGGTATGTCCCTAAGAAGATAGGCGCTGAGAGTCATCGCTTATCTGTAAAACAAAGTGGAGGTAAGTAAATGTCAGTAGAAGGAACAAAGTTCCAGGTCAACTATAAGTTGCCTGATGGAACACTCATCAATCTTTACGCAAAGGATGTCAAAGACTTAGAGGTTGGTCTAACAGATCTAGCAATGGTATCTACTCTTATTAAAACAACAGGCAGGGAACTACTCGGTGGTGCATCAGCACCAGCACCAACTGTTGAATCAATTGCACGACAATTTGAAACACCACCGCAAGCACAACCAGTAGCAGTTCAATCTAATGGACAGGCACACACGTGCCGACACGGAGAGATGGCCTTCCGCTCAGGTACATCAGCTAAGGGACCTTGGAAGGGCTATATGTGTGCTGCGCCAAAGGGTGCAGTAGACAAGTGCGACACTATCTGGGTTAGATAAACGATGCGGGAGCCTCGTGAATACGAGAACCCGCTATGTGCAGAGATTGGTGGAGACTTCTGGTTTCCAGAAAGAGATAACCCAGAAAACCGTAAGTTACTAGACCCTAGTTATGCAAAGTCAATCTGTCGGAGTTGTATTCATAAAACTGAGTGCGCTCAATGGGGTATTAAGAATGAACGCTTTGGTATCTGGGGTGGGTTAACAGAATACGAACGCACCTTGTTACGTAGACGAAGCAACATTAGAGTAAAGGACTGGAAAAGTGCTTAATCTTTCCCGCGCTTGGAGTGGTGTGCTTACCAAAGCAACACCATTGCCGGACGTGTGGGATGGATTAAAAGCAGAAGGTATTAAGTTTCGCCGAGGCCAGGTATGTATGGTAGCTGCTGCACCGAACGCCGGTAAGTCTATGTTCGCTCTGATCTATGCAATCAAAGCCAAAGTGCCTACGCTTTTCTTTTCTGCAGACACTGACACAACCACAGTAATGATGAGGTCTGTATCGCATCTATCTGGTCACTCACAAGTGACGGTTGAGGCAAACCTTTCAGACAATAGCCAGTACTACAATGCACATTTAGACAAACTTTCACATATCAAGTGGGTCTTTGATTCATCTCCAAACATTGACGATTTGGAGTTGGAGATAAGGGCCTACGTTGAACTCTTCGGACAGCCACCTGAGTTGATTGTCATTGATAACTTAATGAACATAACTGCTGAGACAGACAACGAGTGGGCTGGACTTAGAGCCATTATGATGGAGCTACACGATATGGCACGCAAGACTGAGGCCTGTGTCCTAGTACTTCATCACGTATCAGAACAGTCAGAGTATGGGTCACCTAGCAACCCACCTCATCGCAGAGCAATTCACGGAAAGGTCAGTCAGTTACCTGCACTGATACTTACACTGGGCTATGACCCGACACAAGGAATACTCAAGGTTGCACCAGTAAAGAATCGCTTTGGCAAACATACTGCAGACGGCAGTGTATATGCACAGCTACTGGTAAACTATGCAGCAGTACAGATATCAGATCAGAACGAGTTTGGTTGGATGTTACGCAAAGATACAATCGCAGGATACCAAGGAGGCTACAATGTCTGAAGGACAGTTAACAAATAAGTACAGAGATAATCTCAAGGCAGATGGGCTACGTGCAGAAGTTGATGCACTCAAGGTAGACCTGACCAACTTCGTTGGTGCTCTATTGCAATCTGGTATTGTCGAATTAGTTAAAGATGAAGAAGGTAATATCATCTATAAAATCAACAAGGTTGTATTGGTAGATGAGTCAGTACAACAAGACTAAAGGTTCTCAGTTTGAGACAGACGTAATGAAGTGGCTCCGCAAGGCCGGAGTTATTGCAGAGCGTCTGACTAAAGCTGGGGCAAAGGATGAGGGCGACATCGTTACTGTTATCGCGGGAGAAACTTACATCCTTGAACTCAAGAACAGGGCAACCCTTTCGCTGCCTGAGTTCTGGAGAGAAGCACAAGTTGAGGCGCTTAACTACTCTAAGGCAAGAGGTCTTGGGGAAGTTCCTCTGTCATATGTAATAGTTAAGCGTCGCAACGCTTCAATAGATCAAGCCTGGGTCATTCAGGACCTAGCACAATGGTTAAAGGAGAAACAGTAATGCCAGTACCAGGTGGAGAAATAACAACAACAGAGATACTAGTACCAGAAGTTGTACCAGTCGAAGAGGATAAAGATGATTTGCCAGAACTGCCTTAAAGGTGGAGAAGAGAACACTCTTGCACACTACAAGCGTTCAGCTCAATGGCACGATAAGTGTGATGATAAGGGGTGTGTATGTCAGCACAAGACTGGTCCAGGGTACGTAAAGCGGGACGGTACAAAGGTGCCGTTGATGCAAACTCAATCCCCATAGGAGCAATTGTTTCCCACTATGGAGGTGAGGTACGTGAAGGCAAGAGCGCTTCGGTTCGTTGCTGTTTACATAGTGACAGTAGACGCTCAGCAGTTATCAATACTTATGACAATTTATATTTCTGCCATACCTGCGGTAAGGGTGGCAATGCAGCTAACCTAGTGTGCATCCTAGAGAACTTGGAGTTTAACGATGGCCTTAAACGTGCAGTCGAAATTGCTACTGGAAGCGGCGCAACAATACGCTCAGGCAATAAGTCAAGAAGCACTGGCCGCGCTAAACGCACGTGGGATCTCTGAAGAAGTAGCTGCACGCTTTCAGTTAGGAAGTATTACCAAACCAATCAATGGTCACGAGATGTATCAGGGTTGGTTATCAATCCCATACATCACCGCATCTGGTGGTTGTGTTGGCTTTAAGTTTAGACGATTAGATGATGCCAAACCTAAGTATGGTTCACCTACTGGGCAGAAGGCACACCTGTTTAACGTATGTGATATCACTATTGATTCACCATACATCGTAGTATGTGAAGGTGAGTTAGATGCCATCGTTACTAGTGGTGAACTAGGCATCCCAGCAGTAGGAGTACCAGGTGTTGCAGCGTGGAAGAACCACTTTCCAAAGCTATTTGCGGGGTACGAAACTATCTATGTTGTTGGCGATAATGATGTTAAAGAGGATGGCTCTAACCCTGGAGCTGAGTTTGCTAAGCGTGTGGCGAATGAGGTAATGAACTCACAGATTGTTACACTACCACCAGGTATGGACATCAATGATTATTACTTGGCTAATGGTATTGATGCGACACGGAAGTTACTGATAGGGGAGTCGAATGTATGACAATGACAGAACAAGAGTGGGACACAATGATACAGACTTTGCAGCATATGGGCTTTCAGATCTTGCAAGCACATTACCAAAGTCAAACTCTACTGATAAGACCCCAACCAACCCGCTAGCAGATCACGCTGCCGTTACTGGCTATCGTGCAGTGGGTGTATCAACTGAGGACTTAACATCCTTCATTGAATCTTTTGCATCACTTCGTGCTAACCGAGTCAAAGGTGTGGGCCATAGTCAATATGCTATAGCACAAGGACAGAAGTTTGAGTCCTTTACTACATCAGATACTATTAGAGAACTCATTGAAGAGCTGGCAGATGCTAGTAACTACATAGACTTCCTTGCTATCAAACTACTCAACATCCAACACACTATAGATCAGGTGCTACCCGACTGTGAGTGAACTACATCCAGTAATATATGACCTCGTGCCTAGCGTGGCTAACACTATCCATCGTAGGTATAACAAGCACGTTGAGAAGGATGACATCAAGCAGGAGCTAATGGCTTGGGCTATGACAAGGGCTGCAGATCATACTGAAGATTTAATGGAGCCAATCGAAGAGCGACGCAGGCACAACGAGCAACGCATAGCGTGGCAGATGAGACGTGTAGCTGAGCGCTATGCACGTAAGGAGAAGGCATCTAAATCTGGCTATCAGACTAACGATGAGGCTTACTATGAGTCAGCAACTCTGGGTCAGCTACTACCCTTTGTTATTGCATCTATCATAGATGGCACAGTATTAGAGCAGGCACAAGAGATGATTAACGACGGGCAACCTAAAGGTTCATCATCTCCGGCAGAAGGTGGCAACCTACTGGCTAACCTTATAGATATCAAGAAGGGCTTTCTTCAACTAGAACAAGATGACCAGAGCCTCTTGCGTATGCGCCACCACGAGGGCTTTACTCTGCAACAGATAGCACAGGTATTAGAGTGCGCTATCTCTACTGCAGATCGCAGATGTGATAAGTCACTGCGTAGGTTGCAGGATAATCTTGGCGGGATTTCACCCTGGCAATGAATGAAGAGTTGTTATTTACTTTCTTGCGCGAGGGTTTATACCCTGACCTAGTAAAGTCTGAGGGTATCTATGATTCCTATGACTGCATCTCTAGGCAAGCAGGTCACTACATAGAGTTAAAGTGCAGGGCTAGGCACTATGACACCTTGCTTATTGAAGAGATGAAGTATCGCAAGCTCATCACACAAGCTGCAGAGCGTGACCTTGTTCCCTACTACATCAACTCTACTCCGCTTGGTATCTACTCCTTTGACTTAATGGATTTACCAGAGCCAGTATGGTTTAGTCACCAAATGCCTGCCACTACTGAGTTTGATAGAGCTGAAAAGGTTGAGAAGTTAGTAGGTTATCTACCTATTGAGGAGGCAGTGCAGTTATGATCTATGACTACAAGTGTGGCAAGTGCAATGCAACCATATCGGTTGAGCGTTCTATCCACGAAGAAGCATCTACTCCTATGTGCTTTGAGTGCCACGAAACTATGAGCCGTGTATGGGACTCTCCCGCCGTCACCTTCAAGGGTAAGGGTTTTTATACTACTGGTGGGTAAAGCAAGAACCCTACCGCCGAAAGGTTAGCGATAGGGTTCTTAGTAGCTGAGGAAAAGGGTTAAGAAACCTCAGCAATATCTACTATGTTTTGTATGAGCCACTCTACTACAGGTACTGCAACTGCATTACCCATTTGCTTATAGCGAGCAGAGTCTGACTGTCCAGCAGTCCAATCATCAGGGAAACCCTGTAATCTTTCACACTCTACTGGTGTTAAGCGGCGTACTGTTCCTTCATTAAGAAGTGTTTGATCGTTAGCAGTTGCAATAGTCAAAGACTTGTCATCACTAATCAATGGACCTTTACCTCCGCCTGGTTTACCTTCACGCATACGCATTAGCATAGGCATATTGTTCCCACCTGTCCCCATTCTAGCTTGCAGTGTATTGATTACTCCGCCTTGTAAGCGCACATCATCTACCCTATTACCATAAAAGATAATAACAGTAGTTCTAATATCTCCATTATCAAAAGCATTCAAGGTCGGCATTACCCCCCCCTCAATCCAAGTCTCATAGTCTTCTTCATTCTGTGCTCGCCTACCCTTTGTGAACCACAAGTTTGTTCTCTGCAACATACTGGTTGCCTACTCCCTTATAGTCTCGTGCCTGAAGTGTTCCTACTGGGTCTGCATAAACCACAACATTATCTTCAGGTCTTTTATACGACGTAGCTGTTATGGTTGCTGGTCCTTCTGTGTACCCTGCGAAACTTGATTGACCAAAGCTTCTTGCAGTGCTGGTGGTAGTGTCTTGCCTCGCTTGGATGATCTGCGAAGTATCCCTTCGCAAGCCCTCTGACTTAAAAAGTATTTCGGCAATGCCTCGGTCAGAAGAACGTCGCCCAACGATGAAGACTCTTTTGCGTCGCTGGGGTACTCCGAAGTATTGAGCATCAAGCACACGCCAGCCGACAGAATACCCGAGGTCGGCCATCGTCCCGATGACGACTCCAAAATCTGCTCCTTTGTTACTGGATAGCAGACCAGGTACGTTTTCGAGGATGAAGTACTCGCTCTGCGCTTCTTCCACAATTCTTGCAGCTTCCCAGAATAACCCGCTTCGTGCGCCAGCAAGACCAGCTCTTTTGCCAGCAACGCTGACGTCTTGGCAGGGAAATCCTCCCGCAATAATACCTCTGCTTGAATTAAATCCGACTCCAATTAAATCACTTCCTTTCACCGTAGTTACATCGTTAAATTGGGTTGCATCAGGAAAGTGTTTAGCCAATACCTGGTTGCAATTCTTATCTATCTCAACAGAGGCTACAACTCTTACGCCTTGTCGTTGCATAGCAAGGTCGAATCCTCCGACACCTGCGAATAAAGATACTCCCGTCATCTCACTCATTAGTACCAGCCTCGTCTATTGCTATGCTGGAGAGCGCGGCAGAAACTTCCTGAGAAACGGTGTTGCACGTATCTAATACCGTGCAGGATTTGGATACTAGGGTCGCTACTTCGCTCTCTAAGGAGCTGAGCAATTCCGTAAGCTGTCGATCTTGGGTTGTCTGCCAAGTGGTCAAGCCTGCTCTCACGGGTCCATAAGGTGATAGCACATTTGACCTGACTGTTGTTGTAACCGAGTGCGTTGAGGTAACTAATGATAAGTGCCTTGTTCTCACGCTTCTCCTCCATCGTTGCCTTCGTCCTCGCCTGCATCTGCGGGATCTCCAAATGGGGGTGTCCCGTTCGCTCTGGTATGAGTACCAACACTAAGGTTAGTAAGGCCGTCAATACCAATCCACTTTTTACCTTCTTGCTCATCAAATGCCTTCTCAATCTCAAGCAGTTGCTTGTATGTATCGGGATATAAATGAGCAAGGCGAACCAATGCTCTATCTCTAGCTCTTCGGTAGTTCCTGTCTCGTACTGCTTTTCTTTTAGCCGTTTCCAAACGGCGGGTAATCTCGCTATCCATTGATATTGTCCTCCCACACTATAAGCACATAGGCTACCAGCATTACTATTATTAGACCTAATACCAAGCTCATAGACTTGCCGCCTTGATGATGTCGGTGATGTCGAGGCTCTGGCCTACTAAGTGAGCGTCCTCTTCATCGCTCTCCCACCCAGATACCAGTACGCGAGAGCCGGTAGGTGCAAGGCTAAGCCATTGCATACAATGCTCAGCACTATGGCCGCCCCATTCAGCTCTGCCGTCCTCATCCACTACCTCATAAAGTAGGATCAATGAAGACTTCTTCGGGTGTATGGTGTAGATATTACTCACTCTCTTTCTCCCCCTTCTCCTGCACTTTAATCCATACGAACCCGTCTTGGTGACGGGTAAGCTGACCTAACATATCGAACCATTGCTGATCTACCTCAGCAGTTATCACTCGCTTAGTCATTAGCCTCTCCCTCTAATCCGAACAAGCGCGATAGCGCACTATTGGCACGCTCTAGATTCTTAATAGCCCTGGCTATCTCCTCTTGCTTTAGATCTATCTCAGCTTGGTTAAGGCACAGGTTAGCCTTAGCCCGTAGGTACTCTTCATTCATTACTCTCTCCCTCGCTTGTTGGATGTACTCGACCCTTGAAGTCGCTACTGATTATCTTGATTACATCTGATCCCGTAGATAGCTTCTCCCAATCCCAATCTTTAGGGTCGCCGTCATAGGTATCTATCTCTAGTGTTACTAGCCATTTATCTTTCATTTACTTTCCCTTTCTCTCAATTAGAATTGCCACTCCGTCACACCCGTCCTCTAGCAACGGGTTATCGCATACGCGCAAGCACTCTCCTTCACACTCGCAATTACTCTCATCTCCCGCGTGTAGTATGCGCCAGCTGCCAGATCCGCATAGCTCACACTCTCTCGCCTCCGTACTTAGGGCGCGTAGTATGTCCATTGTGTCCATTACGCTACCTCTCCCTCTGTGTATTTAATGCGTAGTTCATTATCCTGATAACAGGCGTGACATAGTGGGATGTTGTCATCTATCTTGCCCTCTAACCACATTGACATCCCACACCCTTTGCACTTGTTCATTTGGTTACCTGGCTCTCATCAGACATATGCTCAAGCTCACCATATAGATCTATAGGGTTGTCGTAATCATCTGCCCACTTAGGCCACTCAATATCTTTTTCATTGGCATCTTGGAACTTCAATTCATATCCATCCCAAATATCCCACCCAAATATAGCTCTGTAAGTGTTGCCCTCTACCTCTATCTCTATTATCCGACTCCAACTATCTATCTCTTGCTTTAAGCATTTTACTTTCATTACGCTACCTCACTCTCTATCTTTCGTAATACCCACAGTAAAGCCTTCTCCCAACCCTCTAGCAAGGCTCTCTCTTGGTCGTTATCGCTCTCTATCTCTTGTCGCACAGTTGCCAGTTCATTTATTACGGTATCCTTTAGCATTATGCTACCTCTCCCTCTTTTAATAACTGCCTCACTTGATCGCATATCTCCTCTGAACCGCAACTCTGCCAGTATTCAGCTTTACTAGCCTTAGCAATAGCCTCTGACCATAACTCATCAGTTATCTTTACACTTTCATCACTATCGAAAGATGTCTCGACAAACTCTTTATCCCAATAGGCTACTAATAACTCTTGATCAGGGTCATAACTGCCTAATTGACTAATTAACTCGCTTACTTTCATAACTTCCACCCTTTCTTATTGGTGACGGCTCTCGCCCTCTCCCTCTATCGCCATTTAGCAACAGACCACCGCCCACCGCTTTCCCTGGTGGGCGATAGTTCGCCTCTAAAGCTTCACGCATTCGGCCATTGTTCCCCAACACCAACCCAAGAAGTCGGCCTCTTCCTCTCCCACACCCACCCACCAAAGGCAGGCGGAAAGCTTCCAAAGCAGCCACAAGGCCAACAGACCAACAACAACCAGCACCAGCCACCCGCGAGGGGTCAGGCTTCTCATTTATGCCACCAGCCCTTTAAGTCGCTTGTATTCTTTCGGGGTGATGTTGATGGACGGGTAACCCTCGCCCTCTTCAGCCTTAAGTTTTCTCAGGGTTTCGCCCCCGTCGTCGTAGCCTTCAGGATAAAAACCTAGAAAGCGGCCGTCTAAGTCGTAGCGGATCCAACCTCGTCGAGGATTTCCATTCGTGTCATTCTGTGCATTAACTTTGATTAACATTCTTTACCCTTTTCTCTAGTTTCGATCAATGGGGGAGTCTCCCCTATCTTCAAACAAAGCTTCAAAAGATCTGGCCTCGTCAGCAACTGCCTCACAGTTGGACTCCCTTTCGGGAGTTTCGGCCTATCCTCGAAGAAATCCTGCAGGGTTTTCCTCTGTGTTTATAACGACGCATCCAAAGTAATCTTCTAACTCTGTCGCTGAATAATAGGCAGTTTCGACCGCATTGGATTTATAGAGGAACTGATGGACTAATTCCCATAGTGCTGCCTTGGCTTCATCTTCTGTTGGTGCAGTTGCATAGATTGTTTCGGCAGTTCCGTCACAAATTGCGATGATCATTTCTTAACCCTTTCAGTATCTGATGGCCTCATCAGGTGACGAATTACGCCACGACCCCCGAAGGGGTTTCGGCCTAGCGGTTGCAGGGTGGGGTGTCTTCATAAAGGCGGGCGCACTCTTTGCAGGAGTTGCCCTTCTTTGGGTTGAGTGAATTAACAAAAGCATTGGCCTCTTTTGTTAGTCCTGTAATGATTAGGGCTTCAATCTCTTTGTGGTGCTCGTCGCAAGTCCAAACACGGCCTTTGTAGTTTGTAAGTGTTGTCATTAGTTGCCTCCCTTGTATGGTTCGTGAGGTAAGCGTCCATCCTTTTCAATGCGCTTTTTTGCTTCTTGGATAGCGTCTTTCTTGGTGTATCCGTAAAAGGTCATTTCACTTTCTACGCCGTCAATGAAAGCATTGACCTGAAAACCTTTTCCATATGGCGCAATACTTTTTACTTTGATTTCAGCTATTTTCATTATTTTGTTTCCTTTCCTAGTTGGTGGATTAACTCTTCAGTAAATAAAACAAGAAAAGACCAAGTTTGTTCTTCAATGTTTCTGTAATCAAAATGTGGAAAATGCTTTGCAATTACATTTGAGAAATCTTCCATCATTTCTTTATTGAGTGCGTCGCGTGTGTGTTGTTCCATTACTTGGCCGCCGTTTTGAAATTACACTTTGGACATTCTTGATATTTTTTCCAAGGCCTTTTTCCAATAATGGAATTGGTGTGCATTTCTGTTTTGCACTTTGGACATTCATTACTTTCCATTTGTTTAACCCTTTCAAATGGTGAGCGGTTGCCCACAGGATTACGATACCACGAAAAGGGGCAGGAGGCTCACCCATTAGGTGGGCGGTTTTGATCTATTTAGAGCCTGACTTTAACGAGCTGGAGGCAAACCAGGCGGCCAGCTAAAAACCGGTGGCAGGTTCAGCTCAGCGTGGGAGGTCACTAGTTCGGATCAGTTCGTGGGCTTTTCGGGGTGGGTAAGTGCCACAGATTGGAGGAGTTTGGGGTCGGTTGGTTGGTCGTTGGATTGTGCCAACGGGTCTATTGGTATCGAACAACTGTTCGGTTGGGGGTTATTGAATGGGAGTCGAACATCTGTTTGGGTCTGCCCAAAGTAGAGTCAGCCCCCCGCTTTTTTCTTAAACTTATCCACAGGCTTTATCCACAGGCAGGGTTAGGCTGTGCATAACTGGTCAGACCGCAGGCACGACGACCCCCCCTTGTTGAATTGCAGGCGGGGGCGGGCGGTACTCCCCAACAAAAT